GTGAAATATTTTTAAATATAATGTAATATGTTTTATTTATTATATTAATTTGTAATATAATTAAATCATTTCTATTAGGTTCATAATAATATATATTATTATATATTGAAAAAAAATCTTGAAATTTTTCTTTTTTAAAATCTACAATAAATGCTGTATTTTTTTTTAAATACAATTTATAATTCAAAGAATTATTAACAAAACCAGGATAACCTAATTTTATTGTCATATTAGATATTAATTTTTTACAAATATCATTATTATATATATATAGTTTTGATATAATATCATTAAAATTATTAACATCTAAAATCACATTTCTCAATATTTCTAAGTTACTTAAAAATAATTTATTTATTTTAAAAATCATTCTATTTAAAGATAAATATAATAATTAATATGAACGGTTAAATTATGATTATCGATGACTATTTGAATTATTTGGATGAGTATTCGAGAAAGTATGGGGATAATAATACTATTATTTTTATGCAGGTTGGGTCTTTCTTTGAATTATATTCAATTGATACTAATTCCAATTATTTATATACGATTGCTGATATTTGCGGTTTTCAAATTTCAAAGAAGAATAAGAATATTTCAGAAGTTTCGCGTAATAATCCCTTAATGTGTGGTTTTCCTCTCTATGTCGTTAATAAATACATTCAAATATTATTGCAAAAGAAATATACAATCGTCTTAATTGAACAAGTAACGGAACCGCCAGAACCTAAGAGAAAAATAACAGAAATTCTCAGTCCATCGACTAATATCAATATTAATTCTAAAAATAGTAATTATATTATGGTCTTATATTATGAAGAAATTGATGATAATCTTGTAATTGGAATTTCAGGGGTTGATTTGACAACTGGAAGAAATTTTATTTATGAAAATTCAAGTTCTAATGCGGACCCTCAATTTACTCTCGACGAAACTTATCGATTAATCATCAATTATAATCCTTGTGAAATCTTATTAATTTCAGATAAAATCAGAGAAGAAACGAAAAAGAAAATTTTAAATATGATTAATATCAATTGTTTAATTCATAAGAAATGGAATGAATACGAATTATTAAATCATATTAAAAAAGTTGATTATCAAAATAATATTCTCAAAAAATCATTCATAAATAATTCAATGTTGTCCATAATCGAATTCTTAAACTTAGAAAGAATTCAATTAGGTCTTATTAGTTTCTGTTCATTACTTCAATTCGCATATGAACATAATAATGAAATTATTAAGGATTTGAAACATCCAGAAATCTTAAATAATAATTCTAATTTATCTATTGAATATAATAGTGCTCTTCAATTGAATATCATCTCTAATAATGATAATGAAAAACCTTTATTAGAAATCTTAAATAGATGTCATACCGCTTTCGGTTCAAGGGTATTTAAGGAAAGATTATTAAATCCTGTGAATGATAAGAAGAAATTATTAGAGAAATATGAAGAAATTGAATTTTATTTAATGGATAATAAATATAAACAAATTAATAAATTTCTAAATAATATCAATGACTTAGAAAGAATTAAGAGAAAAATAATATTAAGAAAGATTAATCCATGTGAATGGGGAAATATTATCAATTCTTTCGAAAATTCATTAGAAATCTTTAAACTTCTTAATAAAGATGATTTAATTATGAGGAATAATAGTATTATTAAAAATTATGGAATTCTCAACATTGATGAATGCTCCAAATATAATACTAATGATATTAAGAGTAATATTTTTAATATAGGAGTTTATAAAGATTTGGATGATTTGAATATTGATTATGAAAAGAATTATCAAAAAATTATGAATATCATAAATAAGATTAATAGTTTTGGTGATACTACCTGCAAAATTGATTTTAATGATAATGATGGATTTTATATTACTATCACGAAAAAGAGATTTGAAACAGCCGAGAAGATTAATAAAACTTATATGAGCCAATTCGATAAGAAGTTATTGAATACAAATAATTCTTATAAATTAACATCAAATGAAATAAGAACTGCTTCTAATACCATTCGTAATATTCAAAGTGAAATTAATTCAATAAGTATTCAAAGATATTATGAATTTCTCTCAAATTTCATTAAAGAAATAAATGAAGATTTTGATATTATTATTAAAAATTTAATTGATATTGATATTACTTCTTGTAATGCCAAAAATGCTTATGATTATAAATATTATAAACCAACAATTGATTTTAATTCTAATAGTTCTTATATTAATGCAGAAAATTTGAGACATCCAATTATTGAAAATTTAATTACTGATGTTGAATATATCGGAAATGATATTCAATTAAATCAAAACGGTATTTTATTATATGGAATTAATTCGTCAGGTAAAAGTTCATTTATGAAAGCAATAGGACTTTCTATAATTATGGCACAATCTGGAATGTTTGTTCCAGCTACCAATTTTAATTACAGTCCTTACAATCATATTATGACGAGAATTTGTGGAAATGATAATATCTATAAAGGAATGAGTAGTTTCATCGTCGAAATGACTGAATTGAGAAATATTATTCAAAGAGCAGATAAGAATTCTTTAATAATTGGAGATGAGGTTTGTTCAGGAACTGAAGCAATTTCAGGGATTTCAATCGTCAGTTCAGCAATAAATGAATTAATTGAGAAGAAATCTTCATTTATTTTCACAAGTCATTTACACGAATTAACATCAATATCATTATTGAAAGATAGGGAAGAATTAAAAATTTATCATATTCATATTTCAATTATTGATAATAAAATTATTTATGATAGAAAATTGAAAGAAGGTCAAGGATCTAATATTTATGGAATTGAGGTTTGTAAATCATTGAACTTACCTCCCAATTTTATGATAAATGCTGAAAAAGTTAAAAAAGAAATTATGGGAATTAATAATAATTTGATTGATATTAAAACTTCCAATTATAATTCTTCTATTTATATGGATATTTGTAATGTTTGCAAGAAGAATAAGAGTGTTGATACTCATCATATCAATTATCAATCTTTGAGTGATGATAATGGATTTTTTGAGAATTTTCATAAGAATACTAAACATAATCTAATTCCTATTTGCAAGGAATGTCATGATAAGGAACATAAGGGAATTATTAATATCGAAGGATTTAAACAGACGAGTAATGGGATTGAATTAGAGGTTAAATATGATATTCAATGGGATGAGAAATTGAGAATTTATGTGAGAAGAGGAAAAAATAATTGGTTTAGTAGAAGAGCGAATAATAATAAATTTAAATTATCAACAGAAAAAGAAATATTAGATATTATTAATAGAATTACGAAATCGAAATATAAGGAAATACCAGAAAATTTAAATTTGTCATTATTTGATGCAACCATATAAAAAATTTGAATTATTTTTATACAGGAATTATAAGCACTGTTAATCAATGTTTATAAGTCCTATGATGATTGAACCGACTACTGCTTCTTTCGCAGTATTTCTCTTATCAAAAACAAGTGAGATCAATTTTAGAATTATGAAAAGAAAACCATTTCATTATAAAAAGAAGATGTGCAAATGGATCAAATACAATAATCGAGATATTATTGATATTAGTATTGATGAATTGGGAGATAGTGCATTAGACATCTTTAATAGTATCATTCATATAAATCCTAATCCATCTTATTTTCTTCTTATTTATTCATTATTACTAATTATAATAATAATATTATAAATAATTAGAATTATGAATGAAATAAAGAAAGAATTAAATCAAAGAGAAACTAAATGTAATAATAAAGTTGTTTATGAATATAAGAGACCTAAAAATCCTTATAAATATTCAAAAGTTGATGAATTTGAAAAAGAAAATCCTTTTGATATTAATAATAATTGTAAAGTAATTATTCCAAATACTATTTATGACACTGATAGAAATAATCGTTATTATAAGAGTGTTCATACAAATAAAAGATGTAGTAATGCTAATGGTACTTGGGATGAAAATTCTAAGAATAGAGAAAATTTAATGGATGATGGCAATTGCTGGGTTGATGATGATGATTTTGTTTGTGCAAATCAATTGAATAATGAAAAATTATTAAATTCAACTATGAAAGATGATGATCCTGATGTTATTAAAGCAGCTACTTTTTGTAATAGAAATGATAAATGTAATTTAGGAAGAATTAATGATAATACGATTGATTGTGTTTCAAAACGTAAGGTTAATATAAAAGAAGGTGATAAAATTTATAATTATTTAGATTTTTCTAATATTGAAGAAAGTCTTTTTAATTATTATTCTAGTTTAAATGCACCAAAAACACAGAAATTAATTGGTACAGGTGATAGATGTAATACTAACGATAAAGACATTCAAGAAAAAATAAATGAAGAAATAATTGAAGAGAAAAAATTAGAGAAGATAATTAAAGATGAAGAAATTCTAATTGCCAAAGATTTATTAAAGAAATATTCGAATGCTTATATGAAACATTTACAATATATTATAATTTTCACAGCTTCTAATATTTCTTATTTCAATAATAATATTGGGAAAAGAATTCTTGAAAAATTATTAGGAAATAAATATGATGATTTCTTTTTAGATTATAATATCTTATTAGCAAATTATAGAAATTTTTGTTATTATTATTATTATAAAACTGGGAAGAAATATGAAGCAATTAATGCGACAGTAATCTTTTATAAATATTTCCCAACAATTTTTAATGATTATGATAAGAAAGAAATTGATCGCATTGCTTATTTATTTATTCAAAGTTATGTTAAGAAATTTAATCCATTAAACGACGATGAAATAAATCAGGTAAATATAAAAATATTTCAGAAAATTTTAGGAAAGAGTTATGATGATTTTAAATATACATATAGAACTTTTGATAAAATGTCTGTAAATACTATTTATTATGATTTTTTTAAGAAAATGTTTGATCTAGATATAGATAATTTAGAATTAGAAAATGAAATAGATTTTTATAAATATGTAAAATATTATATTATTTATTATTCATTTTTAAAGAAAATTGACAATGATGAAAAACGAGAAAAATTAAGTTTTTATATTACTGATGTTGATAAATATGATGATTTTATCGAAGAATTTAAAAAATCAAAAAATAAAATAGATTTATTTAATAAATATTTCAGCAATTATTTCTTTGATGATTATTCAATTGATAAAATTTATTTCATAAGAAATCAAATTAATTATTTAGATCCTAATATTAGCGAAGATTATGAACTTTTAAAAAATTATGTAGATACATCTAAGTCAATTAGTGATTATAAGAAATATTATAATTTAATTGAAAACAAGAGTTTGAATGATGATGAAGATAGAGATGTTGAATTATTAAATTTGAGAAAATTATTCTTCCCCAATTTTTTTAATAATATTGAAGAAACTAAATATAAAATAAAACCTCTAATAGATGCTAAAAAAGATTTAGAAACAGAAGGAACTAATCTTCCAACTGTTCCTCAATCAGTCGTTAATAATATTTGCAAACTTATTACCGAGAAGAAGATTGACAATCGCGGAATGCTTCTTTGGCATTCAACAGGTAGTGGTAAGACTTGCACTGCGACTTCTATTATTGATGGTTTTTGGAATGATAATAAAGATATTATTTATTGCAGTTCTGTTGACGCTCTTATATCAAACCCACCATTCAAATTTCACGAATGTGCTATTAATTTATTTCCACGATTTAAAAATAAATCATTAAAAGATGTTGATAAATTATTCACTAGTAGAAATATTAAATTTTTATCATTTGCCAAATTAGCAAATCGAATTGAGAAAAAAGAAATTAATTTAAATAATTGTATTTTAATTATTGACGAAGTTCATAATTTATTTAGACCGTTATTAACTCAGAAGAAACAACATAATTTTTTAGAAAAATTATTATTAAATCAGAGAGCAATTCCTAAATCTAAAATCTTCATTCTCACTGCGACTTTGGGAGATAATCCAGATGAAATTATGAAATTATTAAATATTATCAAAAAACCTAATGTAGATGAAATAAATTTTGATGATATTCAATCTCCTGAATTATTCAGAAATAAAATAAGAGGTCTTATTTCTTATTTTGATATGTCAAGTGATACTAGCAAATTCCCAGTTGTCTATGATGAAGATCCTATTTATAGTAAGATGACTGATAAACAATTTGAGAAATATCTAGAACAATATAAGACAATCAAAGATAGTGCTAAGAATTATGAAGCACTAGCAAAAGCAAATACCTTAAATAAATATTGGGCACCAGCGCGTAAATATTCAAATATGCTTTATAACTATGATAAAGGATTGAAATTAAATGAATTTTCATCTAAATTAGAAACATTATTAAAATCTATTACAAATCCAGATTATGATAATCATAAACAATATGTCTATTCTGCATTTTATGAAAACAGAGGTTATGGTGGTCAAGGAATTTTAGCAATTGCTAAAGAATTAGATAAATTAGGTTATGAAAAATTAACTCCTTCACAAGCACTTGAAATTCTTAATAATCCCAGTGAGGATAATAAGAGACCTAGATATTTATTAGCAATAACTACACAATTAGGAACTGATAAGGGAGGTGAGTTGAAAAAGTTGTTGGAATTATTCAACGCACCTTTTAATAAATATGGGGAATATGTGCAATTATTTTTAGCATCTCAAACTTTCAATGAAGGTATTGATTTAAAGGCAGTTCGTCATATTCATATCTTTGAACCTTTAATAACTTGGGCAAGTGATAAACAGACAATTGGAAGGGCTGCTCGCAATTGTTCTCATAAGGATTTAGATATGACTGAATGGGATGTAAGAATTCATAGATATATGAGTAATTTTCCAGAAACTACTAATTCTAGTGGTGAATTAGATGAATTAAATCAGAAATTACAAGAATTAGGAGATGTCGAAAATCTTAAAAATATTAAAAAAGATATTCAAAAAAGATTAAAGAAAGAAAAAAATAATGATAAAAAGACAGAATTTGAGGGAGAAATAAAAGAATTAGATAATAAAATTAATGAAATCAAAGAAATAGCTAAGCAACTTAAAAAACTAGATAAAAATAAGAAAGAGTATGATATTAAAGATGTTGAAAATATTGATGATTTTATTTATAAACAAGCAACTGAAAAGATGAAAAGTATTCTGACTTTATATCAATTAATGCAAGAGAGTGCCGTTGATTGTATGATATTAAATGATTTCCACAAACAAGGAAATAAAAATATTAATTGTTATAATTATGAGTAGTTTTAATAAAAGATAATTGATATTCCTATAATGGCAATTATAAATCCTATAAGAGTTCTTAAATTTATTTTTTCATTCAATACTAATACTGATAATATTAGTGTTATAATTGGATATAATCCGATAATAATAGTTATTTTATGAACTTTATCAACATTATCTAAGATATAACAGTATAGAATTTGACTGAAAAATGAAACTATAAAGACATTTATTACTAATAATAATAATAAACTAGAATTATAATTAGCAACTTCATTATAAATTTCATTGAAATCGTGAAAAAAAAAGATGTAAATCATAGTTGATATGAAAAAAATTATTGATGATATGAATAAATAAGTTTCAAATTTTATTTTATTATTAATGACTAATAATTTATAAGTGATTGGAGAAAGACCGTAGATGAATGTAACGCAAATTGCAATTAATATAATCTCGAATTCTATTTCTTTGAAAAACATTATTATAATTTAAGATTATAATTAAAAAAAATTTATTATTAGTAAATAATGTATGATTTAATAATAGTAGGTTCTGGACCAGCTGGATTAACATTGGCAACATTAGCAATTGATGAAATTGAGAATAAAAAGATTTTAATCATAGATAGAGATAAATCAATTGGTGGATGTCATAAAGTTAATAGACAGTTATTCGAGAAGGAGAAGTATTTCAGCGAACATGGACCGCGGATTTATATAGGAAATTATATCAATTTTAAAATGATTTTACAAAAAATTGGAATTAAATTCAGAGATCTATTTGTGAAATATAAATTTAATACACTTAGTTCATCTATTGATTCAATTTTAAAAAATATTTTTAGTTTTAGTGAAATTTTGAGTTTGACAAAAGAATTTTTATTATTTTCATTCAATTCTAATTATGCAACTAATAAATCACTTATCAATTATTTGAATGAAAATAATTTTAGCGAGAAAGCAAAAGAATATTTAAATAAATTATGTAATTTAATTGATGGTGGCGATATTTATAGAATTTCTTTAAATACATTTGTATCAATGTTGAATGAAATTTTATTATATTCAATTTATCAACCTAGATTACCAAATGATGAAGGATTATTTAAAATTTGGCATAACTTCTTAAAAATGAGAAATGTAGAATTTAAATTAAATACTTCAGTCATTGGATTTAATTATGATAATGATAATGATAATAAAAAAAATATTAATGTAAGAACTAATTATGGATATTTAAAATCTAAGAAAGTTGTATTTGCCATTCCTCCTGAAAATTTAAAATCAATTATTGATAATAATAATTTTACATTAATTAATTATAATAAAAATACTGAATATAATGATTATATTTCTATAATATTTCATTGGAATTATAAATTTGATATTGATAATAATATCAATGGTATTTTAGTTAATGATAGTAGTTGGGGAATTGCTTCTATCATTTTAAGTGATTATATGACATTTAAAGAAAGAAATTCTAAGACAGTTATTAGCAGTTCTATAACACTCATAAATAATAAAAGTAGTAATATAAATAAAACTCCAAATGAATGTTCTAATAAGAATGAATTAATAAATGAAACTTTTAAACAATTAAATGAAATTTATAAAAATAAATTACCAAATCCAACATTATCATTTATAAATAATTATTATAAAGATGGAAAATGGATTTCAAATGAAACTGCTTATATCAAAACTTATAATACTGATTATATTCCATTTAAAATAGATGAAAATATATTCACTCTTGGTTCTCATAATGGCAAAGCAATGGTTCATTTCACATCAATGGAAAATGCGGTAAGTAATGCAATAGCTCTATATAATGATTTATATGATAAAAAAATTGAAATTAAAAGACCATTCTTAATAGTTGATTTATTATTCATTTCATTAATTTTATTAATATTCTTAATGATGTTAAAATTAAATATTAATATTAAAATAATATTATCATTAATATTAATTATTATTATATTATATTATTTATTATTATAATAAAATAATGTTGAAATATGAAACACATAAAAGTTTTAAGAATAATAATGATAATACTATAATTTTTATAAATGAAAGTGAGAATGAAAATGATAAATTCAAAAATAATCATATTTTAAATTGTGATATTGTCAATGCGACATTAACACCAACATCAGTTGATGAAAATAAGATATTAAGTTCATTCAATGAAATGAATGAGATGAATGAAATTACTGATATTCTAGCACTTAGTAAGAAAGAGAATGGGACAAATACAGAAATGAGTACTGATGATATTAATGATATTAATTATAAAATTGATAAATTATTTAAAAATATTGAGGAAAATAAGAAAAAGATTGCAACATCTATTTATATAGTATCTTCTAAATACGATTTGATTTATTTTAGATATAATAAAATTTCTTTATTAATTTTAATAATATCTACAATTACAACTTTTGTAGAAGCAATACGACTGACATTAATTAATTATGAAAATGATAATCCAGGATCAGGAATAACGAGATATATATCAAAAGATACTATTTCATTATTAATAAATTTATTTTCATTATTTTTAGGAACTGTTTTAACAATTCTAAGTTCAATTGTTAAATTTAGAAATTATAGGGAGAATATGGAAAAATTGAAAAATATTCACGATACATTATTTAATTTCAAATGTTTGTATAATAAACAAAGAGATTATATTAAATTTTTTACAATGACTAATAATATGACAATAGAAATTTTCAACAAACTTGCAGAAAATGTTGAAAATATTAATAAAGAAATTAAAGATATTAGTATTTTTGAGAATATTAGAATTAATGATATTATCAAATTTAATAGAATTAAAGTTAATCATGATATTCAATTAAAAGAATTGGGAAATAAACGAGAATTAGAATTCTTAAAATTATCAATTGAATCAATTAGAAATAAAAAATTATTTGAAAATGAAAATATTAATATGAATGATAATTTTAATCAAAAACCATTAAATGAAATGATGATGAGAAAAAAAAATTATTGTATTCCTTATTCTAATTAGAATAAGCTAGACCACCCATACCTGATAATATTCGAAGAACATTATAATTCACAGTGAAGATATAAATAGTTCCTGCAACAGATGATGCTAATGATAAGACAGCAGTGTCAATACGAGACATATTAAGAGTTCCAGATGGTTGATGTTCTTCTGGTTTTATAGCGAATGAATAAAGATTAATGCCATTATGGAAGAGATCAGGAGTATATTCGTGATGTTGATAAGGTTGAACGAGAGAGAAATAATTTCCATTGCGTTCAGTAAATCGATCATTGCCATTTAATTGTATCTTGGCAGATGTAACTGGATTTGATGATAAGACATATTGATTATCGGCATTGCGATTGGTGAAATTATTCCAATAAGGAGGAGCGACGGCAGATGAAGAAGGATCTGGTTTTATTACCCATATTAATTCTTTGCAAGGATGATTGAAATTCATTCTTATGCTCTTTAATGATGTTGCTCCATTTGCATTAGCAGTTATAGTATCAGCACCAGTGAATTGTAATTGCTCTATTAAATATTCATGAGATAATTGAGCAAATCGTCGGCGTTCATCCGTGTCTAAGAAAATGTAATCAACCCATAATGAGGCAGTGTTTAATTGTAAAGATGAACTAGAAGTAGCAGTTAAAGTGGTATTAGTTAATGCAGTTGTTATTAATGCTGGTGCAGTGCCGCTACTTTTTAATTGTGTAAATGCTTTATTACTATAATTGGGATTTTTATCAACCATAGATGATAAAGTTTCAAATTCAATATTAATTTTTACTTCGTGATATTGGAGAGCAATTAATGGAAGAGCGAGACCAACATTGCGACAAAACCAGAATTCTAATGGAACGAATATTGAATATGATTGTCCTGCTTCTAATAATATAGAGCGATTGTATTTATCACCTCCAACCATTAAACGATAAGCAGAACGTTTTCCAACTGGAAGAGATAATTCATTCCATATATATAACCATTCTGAATAATGCTTATCAATACGTTGACCACCAATCTCTAATTCTATAGTCTTTAATAATTTTAATCCAAAATAAGGAACTAATGCGATAGAATGATTATCATCTTGTGTAGTAATTTTTGTTTCAGTATTTGTTACAGTTCCTGCAAAATAAATGCGATTTATTAAATCGCCATTTCGCGTAACTTGACAAGTAACACGAGAACCAAAAGTAGCATTTCCATTGAAAGTTTGTTCTATCGCTTCTAATGCGAAATTGGTATGACGACGATAAGCAACTTTAAAAAAAGTTATTTGAGGATTTCCAGTTAAATAAACATCCTGAGCACCATAAGCAACAAGTTGAAGAAGACCACCACCCATTTATGCTATATTCTTTATACTATAATAGGAGAAAAAAAATGTAATAAATTTAATATTCTAATTAGAATAAGCTAAACCACCCATTCCAGATAATATTCGAAGAACATTATAATTAACAGCGTAAACGTGAATAGTATAATTAGAGGGATCATATCCTGGTGTAGTAGTATCACTTGGAGTGTTTACATATGCAGCTATAACACCATCATCAATAGAATGAGTTGTGAATACTGATCTACTTTCAAAATTTATATTTAATACAGCAGTGTCAATACGAGACATATTAAGAGTTCCTGATGGTTGATGTTCTTCTGGTTTTAATGAAAATGAATAAACATTAATACCAGCATTATTTGGAACATTAGTATGATGTTGGAATGGTTGGACTATATTGAAATATTTTCCAGTTCGTTGATAAAATCGATCATTTCCATTTAATACTAATTTACAATCTTTAACAGGGTTGCAAGGCATGAAATTTACAGATTTATATTTATCGGATAATGAAGAATAATCTATATCAGAATGACGTAATACAGATGCTAATTTATCATAACTATCACCTAAATAATTAACATTAGAACCAGTAGTAGTATTTTTAAAATTAACATCACCTAGTGCATATCGAGAAGTTGTGAAATTGCACCAATTTAGACGATCACTTTCATTTGCTAATGGATTAGATACAAACCATACAATCTCTTTGCAAGGATGATTGAAATTTAATTTAAGTTTAGTGCTTTGGGCACTATTAATAGCTTCTTGTCCAGTAAATTGTATTTGCTCAATTAAATATTCATGAGATAATTGAGCAAATCGTCGACGTTCATCAGTATCTAGATATATATAATCAACCCATAATGAAGCTTTCGCTAAGGATGGAGCATTTGTAGATGCCGTATATAAACAATTAGTGACACTTTCAAAATTAATATTTATTTTTACTTCGTGATATTGGAGAGCTATTAAAGGAAGAGCGAGACCAATATTGCGACAAAACCAGAATTCAAGAGGAATATATAAAGTAGAACCACCAAGATTTTTAGTTCCATAAGCACCAACCATTTGATTATAACCGTGTAATTTAGATCGAGGAAGAGATAATTCATTCCAGACATATAACCAATGAGCATAATGTTTATCTATCTTCTGGCCACCAATTTCAATTTCAACATAATTTAATAAGCGAAGACCAAAATAATTATAATAATTATAATCAGTTGTATCTGGAAGTGTTACTTGTAAATAAACTCGATGAATTAAATCGCCATTTCTTGAAATTTGACAAGTAACACGAGAACCATAATTAGCATTTCCATTGAAAGTTTGTTCTATCGCTTCTAATGCGAAATTGGTATGACGACGATAAGCAACTTTAAAAAAAGTTATTTGAGGATTTCCAGTTAAATAAACATCCTGAGCACCATAAGCAACAAGTTGAAGAAGACCACCACCCATTTATGCTATATTCTTTATACTATAATAGGAGAAAAAAAATGTAATAAATTTAATATTCTAATTAGAATAAGCTAAACCACCCATTCCAGATAATATTCGAAGAACGTTGTAATTGACAGCGTAAATATTTATATTTCCTGCAACGGTTGCAGTTATTCCTGTTCTTGGTGTAACTGCTAATACAGCAGTATCAATACGAGACATATTAAGAGTTCCTGATGGTTGATGTTCTTCTGGTTTTATAGCGAATGAATAAACATTAATACCACGATTAAGAGGAATATTTGTATGATGTTGATATGGTTGAACTAAATTGAAATATTCACCAGTGCGAACAGCAAAACGATCATTTCCATTTAATTGTAATAATCCATCAGAAAATGGATTTACAAAATTGGTTTTTAATGTAGTGTTATAAGGTTCAATATTTAATAATAAATTATTGGTAAGATCATCTTCTGTAAGTGCAACATTACTTGTTAAAGTATAATTATTTAAAGTATCTTTTAATGGATAATAATCACTTCTTGATGCATTATATGCATAATATGTATTATTTGTTGGAATTATTGATGCTGTATTAGGGATAGTATAATTATACCATCCATTATTAGGAACACCGTTTAATTTAGCAACCCATATTAATTCCTTGCAAGGATGATTGAAATTTAATTTAACACGAGTAGTACTATTATTTAATGTCTCAGTTCCAGTAAATTGTAATTGTTCTATTAAATATTCATGTGATAATTGAGCAAATTTACGACGTTCATCAGTATCTAAATAGATATAATCAACCCATAAATTTGGACTTACTAAATCTGCTTTATCACCTGACGTAGCACCATTATTTACAGTTGTAGATACGCTTGTATTTGATTTATCGAATGTGCAATTAGCAAAAGTTTCAAATTCTATCTTAATTTTAACTTCGTGATATTGAAGAGCTATTAATGGAAGAGCGAGACCAATATTGCGACAGAACCAGAATTCAAGAGGAATAAATAATTTAGTATTTTTACCATCACTTCCAGTGCTTCCTTCTGAATAATTTAAGATATTACAATCAGCACCAACCATAGTATCCCAAGCATAACGTTTTCCAACTGGTAGAGATAATTCATTCCATATATATAACCAATCAGAATAATGTTTATCTATTTGTTGTCCACCAATTTCAATAGAAACAGTTTTTAATAAACGAAGACCTAAAAAATTAACATAAGATGAAGTTGTAGAAACAGTATTACTACTATTTAATATCTTAGGAATATCTACTTCTAAATAAGTACGATGGATTAAATCACCGTTGCGTGATATTTGGCAATAAACGGTATTTCCATAATTCGCTATTCCGCTAAAAGTTTGCTGTATCGCTTCCATTGCGAAATTAGTATGACGACGATATACAACTTTAAAAAAAGTTATTTGGGGATTTCCAGATAAATAAACATCCTGAGCACCATAAGCAACAAGTTGAAGAAGACCACCACCCATTTATGCTATATTCTTTATACTATAATAGGAGAAAAAAAATGTAATAAATTTAAAATAAGATATATAAAAGCATAATTGCATTTTTTATTTATAACAATGTTTAAAGATAAAACATCGAAAAAGCGAATACAAAACATCGATATAAATAAGGGAGATTTATCAACATTGGATGCTATGCATAATAAATTCATTAATAACTATAACAAAAAAATTTTAGATAATAAAAAATATTGTGATAAGATAAAAAATTTAGAAGATATTAGCAGAAAAATTAATGAAGATATTATCAAATATAACAATAATAATATTAATTTGAAAAATGATGAATTATATAAATCTTTATGGAATAGTAATATAGAAATTAAAGAAGAATTGAATAAAATAAATGATGTAATTAATAATATTAATAATATTGATGAAATTGAATATTATGAGAACACAAGTTCTATTTTATTTAATTATTATGAAATGCTCGAAAAACAATCAATGAAAACCACGACACATCATACTATTCCTGCATTAATGCCCATTGCAAATAAATTCAAAACAAAATCAATTTTAGAATCATTTAATTTAATAACACCTTCTAATAATAAAACAGATGATTTTTCTTCTTCTAATTTCGTCGACGATAATGAAGATTGTTTGAGTATTAGCGACTTCGAGACAGATAAAATTGTTGAAAAAAGCGACCTTGTTGATCAGTATTTATCAATTACAAATAAATATTATGTTAAAAAGATTGAACAAGAAATAAATAATGAGATTTGTTGTAGATGTAATAATCCTCTTATTTGTCTTCAACAGGATGCAATAATGATTTGTAGTAATTGCGGTTACCAAGAATTATTATTAGTTGAACAGAATAGACCAATTTTAAAACAAAATACGAAAGATACTTCTCATTTTAGTTATAAGAGAATTAATCATTTTAGGGAATGGTGCAATCAAGTTCAGGGAAAAGAAAGTACTGATATTCCTAATGATGTATTTGAAAAGATATTAAATGAAATTAAGAAAGAAAAAATAATAGATACAAAAAAAATTACTTATTCAAAAATGAGGGAAATATTAAAAAGATTAAGAATAAATAAATATTATGAACATATTAATTATATCATAAATAGAATTAATGGCATCCCAACACCTCAATTCTCTCCTGAATTAGAAGAGAAGTTATGTTCGATGTTTAGAGATATTCAAGGACCATTTCTAAAACATTGTCCAAAAGATAGAAAGAATTTTTTATCTTATAGTTATGTCTTATATAAATTCTTTCAAATATTAGGACTTAATGAATATTTAAAATTTTTTCCATTATTAAAAAGTAGAGAAAAATTATATATCCAAGACCAAATATGGAAAAAAATATGCGAAGAATTAAATTATAAAGTTATTCCATCTCTTTAAGGACCAAATCCGACTAATCGGAAACCAGTTCCTAGACCGACACCTTGGCGAGCACCGGCAGCGATTGATGGAGAAAGTAAATCAAATAATGAGAATAAGCACGCGGCAGTTAAAGCAATCATCCAAACTTCGCTAAATTGTAATTTTTGTTCAGGTAATAAATAAGCAGCTAATGCAACAACAATTGCCTCAATAGCATATTTTATTATACGTATTAAAGCTTCCCAAATATCAAAACTATAACTCGGTTGGTTCATCTTATTTATATTATACTATTATAATAAAAAGAAATTATTATTATTGGAAAAAATGATTTATTTTTATTATAAAATTAAATTATAATGACTGATTTAAATAAAATTACAAAAATAGGTTTGATAAACATTTGCAAAGAAATGAAAATTACAACTTCTTACTCAAACAAAAATAAAAAACAATTAATTAAAATGATTATTGATAATGGTTATGAAGTTATGAATGTTAATGAAGTTATGAATGTTAATGAAGTTATGAATGTTAATGAAGTTATGAATGTTAATGAAAGTAGGCATTTAAAACCATTAATTAAATGGAGTGGTGGCAAAAGTGATGAAATTAAATTTTTTGAGAAATATTTCCCAGCAACTTTTGATAGATATATAGAACCATTTATTGGGGGCGGTTCAGTTTATTTTTATTTAAATAAGAATAATTCGGTTATTAGTGATGTTCATAAAGAATTAATTGATTTTTATAGAAATATTGGTAATGGCAATGGAAAAGAGATTTATAAATTTATGAATACAAATCCCAATAATGAAGAAACTTATTATAAAATTAGGGATCAAATGGAAATAAATGATGATTTAGATAGTGCTAAACGTTTTTATTATCAACGCAAAACCTGTTTTAGAGGAATGATGAGATATAATAAGAATGGTCATTTTAATATTCCATTTGGTAAATATAAATCAATTAGTTATAATGAATTGATTGATGAAAATTATCAAAAATTATTAAATAATACTCAAATATTAAATGACGATTTTGAAACAATATTTGAAAAGTTTAATGATGAAAATAATTTTATGTTCTTAGATCCACCTTATGATAGTAATTTTACTGATTATGGATATTGCAAATTTGGAAAAGAAGAACAAATAAAATTATCAAATTTATTTAAAACAACTAAGAATAAATGTTTGATGATTATTGGAAAAACAGAATTAATACTTGAATTATATAAAGATTTTATTATAGATGAATATGACAAAAAATATAAATTTAAATTATATAATAATAGAATTGGTGATGAAATAAATACAAAACATTTAATAATTAAAAATTATTGATCATTATCAATGATTATGAATGACTAATAATCATATTCCCAATATCTCTAAAATAATCATAATAACTATCACAACTCCATTCAATTTCAATCATATCTAAGAAACATTCCATATGATCTATTTTTATTCCATTCCTTTCAAATATCCTTATATTTGAAAGACCAGCAGATAAATCATCGCGATTATAAATACTCCAATTTAAAATTCCACAATCAATTGAATAGTCCTTGAATTTTTGTTTTAGACATTTTTCAATCTCCTTACATTTAGCAATGGTTGCTGGTAATTTCTCAGTGTCTAATTCAATATTACCCTTCAATTCACGATAATAAATAATCTTCAATTTTTCATTTTTAAAAATCAAATCAATATCTTTATTTTTATTATTAACTTTTTGTACACCACAAGTTAATAATTCTAAATTTTTATTTGAATTAATTAATTCTTTTGATAAGAATTCACCAAATCTTCCAAATTTAATATTAATTGATTGTTCGCTAGGTTTCTCTCCATATAATAAATATGATATTGATCCTGGTTTTGTATATGTAATATTACCTTCCAATAATTTATTTACCCAAACAGCGCCCTTCTTCTTAATCTCATTGATGCAAACATCATTCATTTTTGAAATTGAATTTTTATTGATTTTTAATAATTATAAAACAATCATTTTTTATATTAGAAAATTATATAAGATTTATTTAATATTTATGTTATATATAAATAAATGGCAGAACCAGAACTAGTATCAACAAAACAAGAAGATTATTTAGATGAGGATAAACCAATTCGTGGTCAAAATTACGCCCTTATCTCTTTCCTAAGTCCAGAAGATGTTATTAAAGATAAAGAAGTTTATTATTTTTCTAAATTTCTTGATAAATTTGGAAAAGATATGAAAACTCTTCTTGATAGTCTTGAAAATAAATATCCAGATAGTGCTGATTTAGTTAAGACTATTAAGACTAATCACGAATACATCTTCAATAGTGATGAATTAGATGAACAATATAAATTTTTCAAATCAGTTAATTCTGGAGACATTGAATCAGAATATCATAAGAAGAATAATTTTAAAACTTCTATGCGAGGTGTTAAAATTCGTGGCGTTTTTGATACTATTGAAGAAGCAAAGAAACGCAGTGAATTTGTCAAAAAGTTTGATAGTAAATTTGATATTTATATTTGCCAAGTTGGATGCTGGATCCCTTGGTCTCCCAATCCCAATGATCTTGCTGAACAAGAATATTCAGAAACACAATTAAATACTCTTATGAAACAATATAAGCAGAACATTGATGATAAGGATGAGATGTTCGAAACACGTAAACGAGGAATGATGGGTGCTGCTAAATCTGCTTCTGAACATCTCGAAGAAGTTGATCCTTGGACTGCTTCCCATCAACCACAAGAAGCACAAACAATTGATGTCAAAGAAGATGTTGAAGGAGAGGAAAAGGCAAAACAAGAGGAAAATGAAGCAACAGTTGAAGAACCTGCTGGACCAGATGGAATAGTGCGAACATTATCCGAATAATAATATTTTATTTTTTTATTTTCATTTAATAAAAATGAAATCAATTGCATTATTTATTTTATTTGTGGGCACAATATTAATAATAAAGGGATATTATGAGAATAAATATAGAAAAATGGCAAATGAAAATAATAAAACAGTTGTTAAATTTTTGCCAGTTAGTGAATATGAACAGACATTAAATCCCCAAGAAGAATTAGAGATGTTTTATAAAGGAATGTTTGAATTAACGCAACCAAATATTTATGATTATAAAAAAATAAATTAAATAATAATATTAAAATGAATATTGGATTTATATTAATTGATAATATTAATAATAAGCTTGATCTTGATAAAGTTAAATTAATGAATGAAATTCAAAAATATAATAAAAATAAGAAATTAATCAATGATTTGAGAATTGATGAAATTGAAAAATATAATAAAATTTATGAATTGCCAAGAAAAACAAATAAAGACAATTATGAAATTTATATAAATAATTATAATAAGAAATATAAAAAATGGTCTGAAACTAATAATATTAAAGATTTATATGAATTAGTTTCAATTAAAAAACCTGATTTCATTGAAGTTCCAGAAATTTATACATCATTAAGTAAATAATCCTCCATATTTATAAATGTCAATACAATATTATTTATCCATTCATATAATTTTACTACAATTTTAATTATATAACTAAATGTTTCAGTTAAAGTTATATATATATGATAAGGAATGAAAAAAATATAAATAATTCCTTGTATTATTAATATAAAAAATCCTATTATAGGAAAAATAGTTGCTTTAAAAAATTTGAAATAAGTCATTTGATAAATCCAACAATAAATATAACCAAATAAACAATAAATAAATATTATAAATAATAAAGATATTATGTGAGATTTTAATAATTGCCAATCATAAATAAGATTTACTAGATAATTTACTATAAATAAAACAAATCTTACAGGAAATGAAAATATGTAAAACAATCCAACCCCTAATTGACTTAGAATACTCATTTATTTATTTATTATAAAATAGAATAATAAATAAAGATGGTTGAACAACCTATTGGAGAATTTAAGTTTAATTTTTTTGCATTCATAATTGCATTCGCAATTGGCATTTTTTATGTCTATATATCAACACCTAAACCTAAGATAGTTATAAAATACCCAACACCTTATAATTGTAATAAAATTGTTTATAGAAATGATAATGATATTTGTTATAAATATTCAGTAGAAGAAGTTAAATGTACTGATAAAGCAATAGACCAACCTTTGATATAATTTAATTTGATTTTATTTAATTAGATAAGAAATAAATGAATATTAGATATGTTATAGATAGATTATTTTATACTGAAATGGGGCAAATTATAGTCAGTGCTATTTTTGGTATGGCATTAGCATTAGTTTTTAATAGAGTTTGTAAAGATAATTGCACCCTTTATTTTGCACCTAAATATAATGAAATTAATGATAATATTTTTAAAATAGAAGATACTTGTTATAAATATAAAACAATTAATGTTCTTTGTAATGATAAAGCAATTGGACAATATGATGGTAATAATACACCTTCTAATCAAATAAAAGAAAAATCAATATTTGATAAAATATTTGCGTAATAATCATCATTATTATTTTTTTCATTATAATAAATAATAGTTATAATATGCAGCAACAGCAACCACCAGCAAAAAATCAAAATAATATGATTACAGAAATTGATAAAATACCCTTAAAAACCAATGAGATGAGTGTAACAGATGATATGAATGATCCTTTAGTAAAAGATGTTTTAAATGAATTTGAAAATGAATTATTATTATCAAATAAACCTACTAATAATAATTATAAAATTAATAATGATGATAATGATAATCATAGAAATAATTATCAACCAGAATTGCAATCCCAATCACAACCACAACCACAACAGCAATTAAATAGAAATATGAAAAGTTCTTCTAAAAATGAAAAAATAAAATATTATGATGAATTATTATTAAATAAATCATTTATTATATGTATCATAATAGCAATAATAATAAATCCATATATATTCTCAACAATAATTAATAATTTACCTGAAAATATCTCATCATTATTTGATTCATATAATTATTTTATTAAGTTAGGATTGATATTTGTCGCTATTTATCTATTAATGGTTTATAAGGTGCTATAATTATGATAATTATTATCAAATGCTGTTAAATTATTTACATGTAATCCTTGAATACCACCATAAGAATTATCATATGCCTTAATTTCCTTATTATATTCAACATCATCAAAAATATTATTTTGAGCAGATTTTAATATTTCATTTGAAACTGATGGAATTACTCGTGAATTTAGTTGAGGATTTGAATTAGATTTTGATTGTGAATAATAATTAGAATGAGAAGATGGAACAGAAGGATTGAAAATGTAATCAAAAAATGAATTTAGAGGAGATGAATTATCATTGCTAAATTTCTCTTTATTATTTTCATTATTTATTTTCTTTTGATAAAATTTAAAATAAATAGTTAAGAATATTAGTCCTATTAAGAAACCAACAATTTCATCAACTGCTAATATTATAAATATTATTATTAATGCTATAAATAATTGATTTATAGCAGTATTAATTATTTCAGGAACATCATAATCTAAAACGATTACGAATAATAAGATTACTAATAATGAAATGCGTAAAAAATCTATAACCATCTATTATATAAATTATATATAAAAAATAATTATATAATTAATATTTGATATATGACTACTTCTCTAAGTAATAGGGGTTATGGGATTAAGAAAACTGATGAAAATAAAGAATTGATTGAGAAGATTAAGAAGGAATTATTAGTAAGTCCCAAGGTCTCTAATTCATTCAATTCAGCATCAAAAGAATATCCTATTTATTTAGAAAGTGATAATAAAATCTATGTTCCTAAATGTTATGGAATTGAAAAATTTGGTTTTCCCATCAAAGATAATTTAGGTTCTGGGTTAGATTGTCCTTCATTAAAATTTGATGGAAAATTGAGAGAAATTCAACAAGAACCTGTAAATGCTTTTATAGATAATGTTATTAATAAAAAGAAATTGGGAGGGATTATCAGTGTTCCTTGTGGTTTTGGTAAGACAATTATGGCAATTTATATTGCCTGTTATTTTAAAAAGAAGACTTTATTCATATCTCATAAAGATTTCTTGAATGAACAATTTATAAATAGTATTAATATCTTTGTTCCTAACGCAAGAATTGGCAAAATTAAACAAAAAATTATTGATGTTGATAATAAAGACATCGTCATAGCAACTTTACAATCTCTCGCTATGAAGGAATATGATGATAAGATTTTTGAAGATTTCGGATTAGTCATCATTGATGAATGTCATCATATTGCATCTGAGGTTTTTTCAAGGGCATTTCGAAAGATGAATATAAGAATTACATTAGGATTATCGGCGACTTTAAATAGAAAAGATGGATTAAGAAAGGTTTTTGAATGGTATTTGGGAAAGTCTGTTTATAAAATCGCTAATAATGATAAAGAATGTAATATGATTATTAATTTACATAAATATTATTCTCACGATATTGAATATAATTATGTCAAATTGATGTATAATGGAACACCTAATATAGTAGCATTAATTAATAATATTTGCAATTATAAACCTAGAACATTATTTATTTATCAATTATTAAAAGAGGTTTTAGAAAAAGAACCTGAAAGAAAGATATTAATTTTATCAGAAAGAAAAAATCAATTAAAAGATTTTGAAGAATTATTTAAAATTGATGAAAAATTATCGAAATCATATGGATATTATATCGGAGGTATGAAAATGTCTGACTTAGATATATCAGCAACTAAACAGATAATTCTTGCAACTTATCAAATGAGTAGCGAAGGTTTAAATATTCCAACATTAAATACAGTCATTCTAGCAAGTCCTATTAGTGATATTCAGCAATCAGTAGGAAGAATTCTAAGAGAAAAAAAGAATGAGAGAAAATACATTCCATTATGTATTGATATATCAGATGATTTTTCAGTATTCAAATTTAAAACTTTCAAAAGAATTAAATATTATAAAACAAATGGTTATTTAATCAATAGTTATATCGATGGTCAGTTAGTTGAAACTAATCATAATGATGACGATTATAATAATGATGATAATGATAATAAGAAATGTCTATTTATAAATGATGAAGATAATAAAGATAATAAAGATAAAAAGAAAAAAGAAAAAACAATTGGGGATAAGAAAAAGACATTATTTATTGAAGATGAATAAATAATTAAATTAATTTGTATTATTTTTTTTATTATTTATAGAAAAATGAATAATTATATTTGAATGATATTTATCCGTCTTAGCGATGTCGATCTATGAGCTTTATTTCTCTATCTTCAATATTGTCCTGCTTATCGTTATGTTCATTTGGAGTTGTTCCATTGATTATATTTATAACAGGAAAAATAGCGAGGTTAAGAAGTTGAGAGCGGAAGTTAAAACATTGAAGGAAGAAATCAGTGAGGAAGAGGTTTTCTACAAGACAATCATCACGAACTACGAATTCTCTTATTTCATTATCAAGAAGAAGAAGTTGGGGTATAACGTAGATTTCGAAGATAAGAAGGAAGAAGAGAAGAAAAAAAAGCAATCAACGATATTGGGGAGAATTAAGAGTATCTTCAAAAAGGACAATTCAAAAGCTGTCAAAATGATTGAACCGATGAAACTGACTGAAATGGACGGTGTTCTAACATGTTCAGTTGTCCCTGTCCAAATCTATGTTTGAGTTGTTGATTGTGGATATTAAAAATCAAAAAGTTAAATTTTTGGTTTTTTATTTATTTTTATTTTTTGAATTTGAAATTAAATTTAAAAAAAGAAAAGACCAAAAAATTTAACTTTTCAGTCTTTTTAAATTGAAATTCAAACTCTCAATTCATTTGTTCGATGATCGCCGAATAATTTTTAACAATTGCTTGATAAAAATCTTTCTGTTTCTTTCGTGTCTCGATAAGAGCTTCCTTCTCCTTTTTGAGTTCTGCAATTTCAAGATTAATCTTAGAAATAACATTACCCCTCCAACGATTGATAAGATACATTGAAAAGATGATGAAGAGCACAAACCAGTTGAACAAGATCGATGACATCACAGCGATAATAATTATCTTAATTATAAAAAATCATTTTTTCATTCTATAAATAATTTTCAATACAAATTAAAATAAATAAATTATATAAAGATTATTTTCTATAATAATAATAAAAATGTTCTCAGATATTCGTAAATTTGTTGAAATGCAACAATCAAATCTTGATTGCATTAATTCTTATCAAGCTCTCACTAATGACAAAAATCAAGAACCTAAGAATTATTATACTGAAAATTCCGTTTGTCTTCCAGAACTTCAAGTTCCTGACGAACTTAAATGAAAGACAAAAATTAATTTGCCTTTTATAAATTTCTTTCTTAATAAGACAGAGTGATCTTGCGAACATTCATTCTGTCGAGAAAAACAATTGAAATAATGTCATCGTATGACAACGAATAATCATCTTTTTCAAGATAATCATCTTCATCATATTCATCAATATCATAAATCTCCTCATCATCATAAACTTCGCCACCACGAATATACATCTTTCTTTTTGTATATGAAAATTATTGTTATTTTCAAAAATCATTTTTTTATATTTTTAGTATAAAATACACACAAATATAAATGAAAGTTGCTATTAGAATAGATGTAAGAATTGTTACGATCATAAATAATGTTTTGATATAATTATTTTTATCTTCAATTAAGTTTTTTAATTGTAAATTATGAGTTTTATGTAAATTAATATTATTTTCATATTCAAATATTAATTTCTGAATAATTGTCAATAATTCATAATCTCTATATAACTGATAATTATTAATAATATCATTATAAGAAATATAATTATTTAATAACCATTCTTTAATATTAAAATTAGGTTCTTTGACATTATTTCTATAAATTTCTCTTAACTTTTGTTCATCACATCTAATTTTATTTATTTTTGTATTTAATGTTTTCTTTATAACATTAATATTCAATTTATTATTATAGGTATAGAAAGGTTCCCTATTCATAATTATGATATGATATAAAATAAAAAAATAATAATATAAAATCAATTTTTATTATTATTATTTA